GGAGACCTAGTTATTAACTTAGTTAATGTAAAAGAGGGCGAGCAAGCAGAAATTAATATATTAAACAGTGGAAGTATTTTTGATGATACAATACATAGTGGGAGTAATTAATGATAACTAATATAGGTAAAAATCTTTTAGCCAAGTATCTTGTAGGGCAGACACAATCATATGCCTCTCACATTGCTGTAGGCTGTGGACCCAACCCAGTGGCTTCTGATGGGGGTAGTTTTGGAGACTACGCACTAAAGAAGTCCTTAGATTTTGAGATGTTCCGTGTTCCAATTATCTCTAGGGGTTTTGTAAATGAGGACGGTATTGATAAGGTAGTCTTAACAGCACAACTTCCAACAGAAGAAAGATATGAAATAACAGAGGTAGGAATATTCTCTGCTGCATCAAATCCAGTTGCTGGTTCCTTTGATAGTAGAAATATTTATTCTTTTGCAGAAACGGACAGTTGGTTGTACCAACCTTTTAATTCTCCCGCTATAGAAATTGACTCAGTGTATGCACCACTAGATGGACAGTCTGAGAATGGTATTATAAATCAGACTCTGAATGTTTTTCAAACAAACGCAGACAATAGAGTATTTACTCAGCAAGGTAGAGTTGCAAGAAATGAAAGATGTAGATTCTTGAATAATATTATTGCTATAGTTGGAAATGATTCTACACTTACAAGAAATGTTTCAGGTAAACTAAATATAGGTTCTGGATCAAAGTACATCAGGCTTAACGAAACGACTGTAGATTTTACAAAAAATAGTCCACTAGATGAATTAAAATTAGCATTTTCCGTTGTAAGTAAAGTTGCTAACTCTAATACCGTTCCAGACAATGTTAAAATATTGTTAGAGTTTTCTCATACTGGTCTAAACTCTAGCCAAGAGTATGCAAGGTTTGAGGTAGACATTGATGATGTGGGATATGTTGCAGGAACAGCAGAAGAGACAATAAATTTTGCTTCTAATAGATATGTTGTTGCAACAAAAGCACTTAAAGATCTAAACAAAACAGATAATTTTGATTGGCGTGAAGTTGCTGTAGCAAAAATTTATGCATGTGTTACTGAGAACAACTTGCCATCAGACCAGTTCTATGTATGCCTAGATGGATTAAGATTAGAAAACATTACATCTACAAACTCTTTGTATGGCCTTACTGGTTATTCTGTAATTAAAACTGTGGGGGCTAAGCCAATCATCAAGTCAGCAAATACAACAAACTACATTGAATTTAGATTTGCCCTGGGTGTTTAATCATGGCAGACAAAGGAATAAAGAATGTTATTATTAAAAAGGAATCACTTGGAAAGGTGACTTCTTCAAACTCAAGAGTTCTAAGATTTAGAATAATTGCAGAAGATAGAAATAGAAAGTCAGCCTATTCAAAAATATTTATTCTTGGTTCCGAGGCCGTTGCAGTTGGACCAGGAGATATAAACCTTATTGGAAATACAATCTTTTTAAACTGGGCAGTAGGAGAAGTTTCAATACAGATTACTTATGACATCTTTGTAGGATTTGATGGAGCAACTCCGTCTTACTTAGGAACTACTGGATCACAAAACTATTCATTTTTAAAAACAGGAACACAGTCAGTAAGGGCTATAGTTCAAATATCCTCCATTAATCCAGAGCCTAAAGAAAACTTAGAAGTGTATGATTCTGGAATTGTAAGTCTGGTATAATTATAGTATGGCAATATTACCTGTACCAGAGCGAGGCCAACCACTAGATGTAACTTATATCTATCAGATTGTTAAGGCTATTAATGATCTTTCTGTTCAGGTATCTCCATCAGTATATAAGTATGTAACTGTAGATACCCCAAATGCAGCAAAGCAAAGTGCCAAGGCATCTGAGACTAGGTTCATTGGTGGCTATGTTCAGGTTACAACAAGCACAACCCAAACTGCTGGATCTTCACTAACATTTTCTTATGACTTTCCAAGCGAATTTAAGTTTGCTCCAGTAGTAACAGCATCACCAGTCAACGTTGGAAATACAGATGCTGGTAAAGATGTCACAGTTACATTAAGAAGTGTCTCAACCTCAAAGGTCGAGGGTACAGTTAAGTTTAATTCTGGAGGAGACACAAGTATTGGTATTAATCTAATAATTATTGGAATACCAAATTAATGATTAAATGTAAAAAATGTAATGGAAGAATGCTAATAGATAGACAGTATACAGAAATAAATAATTTAGAACTATATTGTATTCTTTGTGGAATGAGAACATTTTTTCATCCACCCAACAATTCTCAGGAGGGCCGATGGCTACTAAAAAGGGAACAATTGAGAGCGAAAAATACAATGAGTCACCTGTAATACCAGGTAACAAAAAGGTTTGGTTTCTTAACGGGAGCCTAGTTAGAATACATCACTACAACCACTCTAATGGAATAATGTCTGTTTATAATATAAACAAAGATCAAATTGAAAGTTGTTTAATTAGTGACTTTAAAAATAAAAGAGAACGAGCATACACGGTAGGTCAAACTGCTGACTTGGTCAATCGTCATAAAAAATATATGCCATCACTAATGAAACGAGGAGTCATTCCATTTCCAACGGGATCTCAAAAAGGTGGAGCAAGAGGTTTTCAAGTAAGATCATATTACTCAGAATCACAGGTAAGAGAGATACGTGATATACTTGCTTCACACCATATCGGCAGACCAAGAAAAGATAAGTTAGTTACTAATGATATTACTCCCAGCAAGCAAGAGTTGACACGCAGAATGGGCGATGGTATACTTACATATAGAAGAACTGAAGATGGACGATTTGTTCCAATCTGGAATGAGTCTATTTAACGAAGGGTATAAAATGGAAAACGAAGACACAAAGGTATCCGTTACACTTGGATACACACTTAACCTTGGCAACTTTCAGTCACTAAGACTTGATCTTGGTGTTGTTGATTCAAGACGCAATGGAGAATCTCCAGATCAGGCTTTTGATCGTGTGTATAAGTTTGTTGAAGATAAACTTACAGCAAAAATTAAAGAAGCACAAGAAGAGGCTGCTGAAGGATAATGGCAGAACGCAAAGACCGTATGGCTTTGCTTTCAAGATACAGCAAGTATCATACCGCAAGGTACGAATCAAAGCCATCTCTAAACCTTAATGTAGAACAATGGGCATCTGATGCCCTGATTGAGTCCTACACTTTGCCAGGATGTTACGATATACTTGAGTATTACTTTGCTGTAAATCAAAACCCATCGTGGAATTACTTTGCATACAATGCAGAGAAAATATTGCAAGCAAAAAAAAGTAAAAGTCTTGACGATGAAGAAAGAGCAGAGCGTAGACGTATGGCTAGAGAACAAGGGTGGCGAAGTTGAATAATACAGAGGCAAAACTACTTACGGCTGTTTTAAAAGATAAGCAGATCCATGTTCTTCTTCAAGCAAATGTTGACAACCTTCTAAGAACCCACGGAGACATTTGGAATTTTGTAAGACTGTATTTTGAGAATAACTCAGTACTTCCTCCAGTAGAACTAGTTACTGAAAAGTTTAGAGACTTTGAGCCAGTCGCTGGCATTGGTGCAACAAAGCATCATCTTGAAGAACTTCAGGGAGAATACTTAACAGATAGCCTTAAAGATATTATTAGATCAGCAGCATCTGAGATTCAGAATAATAATGGAACTGCTGCTCTCAACGAACTCATTACAAAAACCTCAGAACTAAAAAAGAACACTGCTGCTATTCGTGATATTGATGTCACAGACCTAGAGTCTGCGATTGCTTACTTTGAAAATGTAAAGAAGCAACAAGCCCTAGGACATGTAGGCATCAAGACTGGATTGCCAGGATTTGATAACTACTTGCCGTCTGGAATTATGCCAGGGCAGTTAGGAGTCTTCTTGGCATACCCAGGTATCGGAAAGTCATGGTTGGCTCTCTATTTCGCTGTACAGGCCTGGAAACAGGGTCGTAGCCCACTAGTCATCAGTCTTGAAATGAGTGAAACAGAAGTCCGTAACCGTGTATTTACAATCATGGGTGAGGGACGATGGTCACATAGAAAGTTAAGTAATGGTGAAGTTGAGATGGACATGTTAAAAGAATGGCATGAAAAGAATCTTCAAGGAAAGCCAGAGTTTCACATTATTTCAAATGATCAGGGTGGAGAGATTAACCCTTCAGTACTTCGTGGAAAGATTGACCAGTACAAGCCAGACTTTGTAATCGTTGACTACCTACAGTTGATGGCTCCTAATCAAAAGTCAGATAACGAAACGGTACGAATGAAGAACCTTTCAAGAGAACTTAAACTAATGGCTATTAGTGAAGAGGTGCCAATCATTGCTATCTCATCTGCTACTCCAGACGATGTAAATGACCTATCGACAGTACCTACACTAGGTCAGACTGCTTGGTCAAGACAGATTGCCTATGATGCTGACTGGGTCCTAGCCCTAGGCCGTGGCAATAATAGCGACATTATCGAGTGTGCTTTTAGAAAGAACCGTAATGGCTTTATGGGAGATTTCCTTGTTCAATGCGATTTTGACAAGGGATATTACAGATATAAAGACTTTGAAGATAAGTAGTTATAATATGGTATGTCAAAGAAGAGTGCCAGCACTAACGATTCATACCATCATAAGACAATTAAAAGGTTTTATCTTGATGGTGTAATCTATGACGACTCAATGATCGGCAGGCTCAAAGAAGAGTATGTTAGATTATTAATAACAGAAATGAAGTTAAGTGGCTATGTTCCAAGAATTGATCTTGACCCAGACTTCACCATAAGGTATAATGAGATTAAGAACTTTTTTGAATTTGAATTATCAATACAGGCAGTCTACGCAGGGAAAAGGAAGAGCACATGGATAGCAGGAATAGACGGAACCAATCCAATCTTTATTCCGCAGAGCAAGTCAAGCGAGTCCTTACAGGATCGGGTGTTACCGTAGAGTCTGAACTTGATGCAGACTTTATGATCTTTTGTCCATTCCACAACAACCACAGAACACCAGCAGGAGAAGTACAAAAAGGTAGCGGAATGTTCTTTTGTTTTTCTTGTCAAAAGTCTGCAGACCTTATAGAACTTGTTATGCACACTTCTGGTAGAACCTATTTTGAGTCTGCTAGATTTATTAAGAGCAAAGAAAAGTTAACTAATATTACTACAGAGATCGACAAGGCTCTTGTAAAAGAAGAGCAGTACAAAACATTTGATGAGTTAATTATTAAAAGACTGCACAATAATCTTGTTGCCTCAGAAAGAGCAAGGAACTATTTCACATATAGAAAAATTGAAAAGCCTTCTTGCATAAAGTTCTCACTAGGATATTCAGAAAAGCAAGACATGGTAACTGTTCCAGTGCACAGCCCAGATGGAATCCCATTAGGGTTTGTTGGCAGATCTATTGAAGGAAAAGATTTTAAGAATACTCCAGGGCTTCCAAAAAGTAAAACACTTTTTAACTTGCACAGAGTTAAGAAATCTGATAGAGTATATGTAGTGGAGTCATCCTTTGATGCAATTAGACTTGATCAGGTAGGGCTTCCAGCAGTAGCAACACTTGGTGCAAACGTATCAAGCACACAAATAGAATTGCTTCAGAAGTATTTCAATAACATTATTGTTATTGCTGATAACGATGAGGCGGGAGGAAACATGAAAGATAGGATAGTTGAAAGACTTTCTACTCGTGTTTCTGTTATTAAACTAAACAATCAGTATAAAGATATTGGAGACATGCCAGATGAAGAACTTAAGAACTTAGAGTTCCAGTTTGACAAATCAATATCTCTTATGCTAAACTAAGATAACAACCAAAGGAGAAATATATGAGCGTAGTAAAGGGACTCAAGAATATCAATGCCCTGCTCGACAAGCCAAAGTATGAAAACGACGGGCCAAAGTTAAAGTGGCTAAAACTAGCAGATGGTCAGTCTGTAAAGATCAGATTTATCGAAGAACTCGATGAAGACTCTGCAAACTATAATGAAAAGCGTGGACTAGCACTTGTTGTTAAGGAGCACGTAAATCCAAAGGACTACAAGCGCAAGGCTGTAGACACATTGGAATCTGAAGGCCGTGACTGGGCAGAAGAAATGCACCGCAAGGATCCAAAAGCAGGTTGGCGTGGTCGCCTCCGCTTCTATTGCAACGTATTAGTTGACGATGGAATTGAAGCACCGTATGTTGCAATCTGGTCAATGGGTATCAGCAAGCAGTCATCATTCAATACAATTCGTGAGTATGCACTAGAAACAGGTAGCATCTCAAATGTACTATGGAAGTTAAAGCGTAATGGTCAGGGAACTGAAACCAATTACACACTAATTCCATCAGCACCAGATAAGGAACCATTCGATTGGAAAGATATTGAACCTTATCCTTTGGAGTCAGCACTAAAGAAGATTCCATATGCGGAACAAGAAGCGTTCTACCTGGGCTTTGACGGCCCTTCAGTAACTTCATCTACCAACGCTGATTGGTAAGATGAACTACGTAGGCTTACATGTCCATACCCATTTTAGTTTGTTTGATGGGATTGCTACTCCAGAAGAATACGTGAACCGTGCAGTTGAGTTGGGGATGCCAGCAATTGCTATCACCGACCACGGTACTTTATCTGGGCATAGGGAACTGCACCGTATTGCAAAAGCAAAGGGCATAAAGCCAATTCTTGGGCTAGAGGGATACATGTGTGCAGACATATCTGATACACGAGATAAGTCTGAAAGAGAAGGTCAACAAGATCTTGTCTATAATCACATTATCCTTCTAGCCAAGAATCAAATTGGTTTGGAAAATCTAAACAAGATCAGTGAGTTATCTTGGACAGATGGTTTCTTTAAGAAGCCACGATTTGATTTTACTATTTTGGAAAAATATAAAGAAGGAATTATCGTAACCTCTGCATGCCCAAGCAGCGTACTTGTAAAAGCATTAGAAGAAGAAGAGTTTGCTCTTGCCAAGAAGTATATCTCTTGGTTCAAAGAACGCTTTGAGGATGACTACTATATTGAAGTCATGCCTCACAACGAAGCACACATCAATAAGTATTTGATTGAACTTGCAGATGAGTTCGGCATTAAGGTTGTTGTAACACCAGACTGCCACCATGTTGATTCATCTCAAAAAGAAGTTCAAGAGTTTAAGTTGCTTATGAACACACACGGCAAGTTTGTAAAAGATGCAACGTATGAAAAGTCAAAGAAAAAAGGCAACATGATGGAACGCCTTG